TTGAAACTTGGTAATGAACTCCGGTAATGGAACCCCATCGACGAAATGCGTGAGCATCGCCATTTGCTTTTCAAGTTCCTTTGAATTGACCGTGGCAATGCCGTCATTGGTGTCTTGAGTTGTAGGTTTGACCTTTCCTTGCCATGCCGTGCCTACCCTGCTGCCATCATGCCTTGGATTTTCCTTTGTAATCTCGTCGAAGCGAATCCCTCCGACTGATTTCTTTTTCCCGATGCTGTAGTTGGTCGCTCCGGTAGCTGGTCCAGCGAGAGCTTCCGCTGCGGGGATGCGGTTGCCGTTCTCCTCGGTGATCTTGATGAGGTTCTCGTCGAAGACCACATAGTTGTATGTGCCTATGCCTTCGGATCGACTACTGCCATCGAGGTAGCGGATGCCGGGGATGCCTAATTTAAGAAGTTTTTCTGATGCTTCTTTAAGGGAAGATGTAACAGGTCTATACGGCGATTGGCCTCCCATTAAATTGTAAAAAGCCTCTCCTTTAATTCCTTTCAGTAGGGACTCCATGTAGAACCCGCTTTCCACCCCTGCGCTTTTTACCATACTTGGCCAAAGTGGAGATTTGCGGACGGCATTCTTTACCTTCTCACTCTGCTCACTCAACGACTTGTCCCAATCGAGCAGGTCGGCATCGTCCACATCGAGTTCGACGGTGTAAAGGTTGCCGGTTTGTGTAGGGGTTGTGTCTTTAATTGCTGACAAAACCTCGTCTACATCTTTTACATATTGCGAGTTGGATTCGACATTATCGCCTTGCGCTGCCCAAACCTTTGATTGGGATTTTGATGCCTCCAATTGTTTTACAAAACCATCCAGCGATTTTGTTTGCTTCCAAAAAGCCCGAGCTTCTTTGAGTATTTTTTTCGCCCCCGGTGTAGACACAATGTTGTCTGCCATCTGCCCATCTGCGGTCATCAACCGAATGCCGCCGAGTTGATCTCGGTATCCTTCTCCAACCGCTTTTGCTTGTGCAAAATAAAGCCCCCATCCATAAGCCTGCGCTCCTTCGCCGGTTCCGATTTTGTCCAGGCTAAACTTGTCCACCTTGTGCGGCGTTCCGTGGAACGCGCCGATGCTGTAGTTTGCGGGGCCGCTGATCGTGGCGTTGCTGGCGCGGATCGAGGGAGTATCAGTCGAAACTGCGTTGGTTCGGGAGCCGATGGAGAAGTCCATGAGCATCTGCCCGCCATCGGTGATGATATCACCACTCGCTCGCTCCCGGGTGGTGTCCACCATCGTCTGCTGGTTGAGGCCCACGGATTCGGCGAGGAAGGCTTCAAAGTTGGAATCCACCTTGCCCTCGGCGATGGCTCGCTTGAGGCGGTAGGCGCGGCGGAAGATGTCTTTGACGATGATGGCCATCCTGCGGAGGAACCCACGGAACCCTTGGGGAATCTGTTCCTCGCGAATGCGTCCGGTCATGTAAGCCACGGCGACATCGGAGAAGGATTCGATGACATCGGTGTCGGTCTCGGTGCGGAGTGCGGGGCCGGTGTTGCGCTCGCTTTCGATGAGCGGGATGACTTGGTTGAGGTTTTCGCGAACCCAATCCATCGTGATGCGGTTTTCGGCAATGGCTCGTTTGAGGTTGTCTTGCGAGAAGTCGCGCATGACTTTGTCGCCGGTTGCGCCGTCTTGAATTTTGATGATGGACCGGAAAACTCCATCGACCAAAGCACCTTGGTTGCTGGCAAGCACGGGGAAGTTGGCAAGTTCGGCGGGTTCGTTGATGTCTTGGCCTTGGTGGCGAACGGTCTCAAAAAGGGTGTTGAGGTTTTGCTCGGTGGGGTTTGCCTCGTATTCATCGAGCAGATTGCGCGGAGCGTCATCGAGAAGGAGTTTCTGGACATCCTCGCCGCGACCGGCGGCTTGGTTGACTTGGTCGATGAATTGCAGGGATTCAACGATGCCACGGGTTGTGCCGGTCAGTTGAGACCGCCCGACCATGCCGGTGATGTTAACAAAGGCCGTGTCGGCGGCATCGGAATCGTTGGTGCGGTAGAGGGCGGTGCCGTCCGGTTTCTCAATGATGTGGGTGAGTGTGCCGTCTGCGTTTTCTTCGATCCGGCGAACGGGGAGTTCGGGGTTTTGCTGGGTGGAGCGGGCGGCTTCCAGTTGGGCGGCTCGCTTGGCGATGCCTGCTTGGATGTCTTCCGGGGTGCGCTTGTCCCATGCCTCGCGGAACTTGGCGGTGGCGGCATCGAGGTCTTGCTCGGCGGCGATGTCCTGCGCGGCCTCGCCGGTAATCCCGACCATTTCCAGCTCGCCCAGCGAGCGTTCAAATTGACCGTTGCGCTTGAGTTCGCGAAATGTGCTGGCTCCGGTGCCGATGAGTCCGCCCCACAGCATGGAGTAGAAAATCTCTGGCATTTGATCTTTGTAGGCACCCCACGCTTTTTCGGAATCGAACTCCGGCATATCCTCGCGGATGGCGGCGGCGATCTGGTCGGAGGCGACCGGCATGGCTTCTTGCAAGTATTCTTGCCCTGTCTGAACCCCCACATTGACCCCGTAGCCGATGGCGAGGCGACCGGCGATGGGGATGCGGACATCGGTCATTTTCCGCATGAGCGCATTGAATGTTGGAGATTTTCCGATGAGGGCGCGGCCTTGGAATCGTTCGATGATTGCTTGGGGAGCGGCGACGGCGGCAGAAATACCAAGCGCGGCATCGGCATCCATGTCCGGGTAGGCATCAAGCATCCGCAGGTAGTTGCTGTTTGTAAGTGCGCCCATGACGGCAGGCAGGCCGACATAGGGAACCGCTGCCAATCCCGTGTAGGCGGCAGACTGCGAAAAGTCGTATGCCCCTTGCACGATCTCTCCCATGATTCCATCCATCTCGGTCTTGATCGGGTCTATGGTGCCATCCGCGATTTGCCGGATTTCGCGAAGGGCTTTAAGTTCGGATAGGCGCTGGGTGTTTTCGTCGAGGCCACGCTGCGCGAGGTCGCGCTGCAATTGGATGCTCTCGGCGGTCTGCATCCGGTTGGGTTGCTGCTCTGGTTGGTCGAGAAGGGATTGGAAGTAGGAAATGTTCTGGCGGGCCTGCCGATCCTGCGCGGTCATCTCGGCATCGTTGTAGATATTGACACCACTGCGAGCGATGCCTTCGCCGATCTTTTCAAAGAATCCCTTGCCCATGCCAGCGCCATCGGCCTCGGCGGCGTAGTAGAGGGTCGAGTAGATATTCTGGCGATCCTCGGGCGTGAGCTTGGCGAATTCCTTTGCGATGTTCTCCACATCGGCGCGGTTGGCTGGCGGAAGACCAGCGGCATCCTCGGGCCGGGTAAATGCCATGAGTGTGTCGAAGGCGCGTTTGGATTCCGGCGCGAGGTCGCGCATCATGGTTTCGCTGCGGGCTTGGAGCTTTACGGCGCGGTCGAGCATGGCTGACTCCCACCCTTCGGGAAGTTTGCCCAGCTTGTCGGCGTGGCGGTCTTTCCAATTTTGGAAAAGGAACCACGAATCCGTTTCATCGAGGGTTTTCCCCTCGGCGACTTTGGAAAACATCCCCTTGGCCAATGCGCCGGGGAGTTCGCGGAGGGCGTCCTCGGTGGCCTTGCGGGCGGTGAGCGAATCGCGGATGAGGTTGAAGGTGTCCGTTTCGGAGAGTCCGGATTTTCCGAAGGTCTTTTGGAGATACTCGTCGCGGTAGGTCGGGTAGTAGCGACCTTGTTGGTCGGGGGTCTGCTGGAACTGATGGGCGATGAACCGGCGGTTGGCGACCTCCAAACGGTCCTCGTCTTTTTCAAACACATGGCCAGCGCCGTTCTCTTTCCACCAACCTTCAAGGTCGGTGTAGGGACTTTCGGCCTGCTGTTGCTCGGCGCGGAACTGGTCAGCCTTCTTGGCCTTGGCCCAATCTATGAGGGCGGCGTTGCGGGATTCGCGCTCGGCCTCGGGGGCGGATTCACGCTCGGCCCAATACCGGGTGGCTGTCTCGTCGTCGATGAGGTTGGTCATAGAAATCAAGCGGCGGTGGCCTTGCGGAACGAAACAACGGCGATGCCGTCATTGGACTGGCGGCCCTGCGGGCTGTGAAAATCGAAGCGTCCGCGGAGCGGTTTGCCGAATTTCTTGATCGCTTGGGCGTCCTGCATCGTGCGGTCGTCCCAGTTGCGGACTACACGGGAGCCATCGGCAAGGATGAGTTCGACGGCATCGCCCTCCTTAATTCCAGCGGCTTTGAATTTGCGCTCGATGTCGGGCGAGATGGCGAGGGAGTTTTCGTCGAGGGTGTTGTTCCACGCGCCGATGCGGTTGCGCGAGTTGGTGTCGGAATATGGATCGTTCGGGAAGTTGTAGCTGGTAACCTTGCCGAGCGGTTGCGCCCCCGGAGCCGATGCGCCGGTCGGAGCAGAGCGGAGAATTTCGTCGGGATCGGGAATGCCCGAGGGATTGGCGGTCGGCTTGGAGATTGAAGGAATTTCCACCGGGCGGCGGGTGGAGGGACGGCCTGCGGCGGCATCGACCTTGTTGAGTTCGGTAATGATTTCGTTGTGGGCGCGGTAAACCTCGGAATCGACTTTGGCCTTGTCAGGGTTGGCTTTCGCCCAATTGTCCAAAGCAGTCATTTCTTGGCTAAAACGAAGGTTGGCGGAAGTGTATGCTGGCCGTTGATCGTCTGGAATCGCGCCATCCTTTCCGGTTTTCCATTTTCCAAATCCGCCATTTTGCAAATCGTCCGAGGCTTGCTTTTTGATCTGGCCGAGCGCGGTGGCTGGAACTGGTTTGCGACCATCCTTGTATTGGCGAAACTTGTCGTAAAGGAGGTCGAGAGGCTCGCGTCGGTAACCTTCCGGCAAGGATCGGACTTCGCTGGCGAGATCGAAATAGTTTTCCAGCTTGGAGTCGGAGGAAACATCGTAGGCTTCGATTTTCTGGACGATAGCCGGGAGAAGCTTGATGGTTTCGGCTTGGCGCTCGGGAGATTCTAGAAACGATGCCTTGAGAGATTGAACGGCCCGCTCGGGGAGTTTCACCTTCGGCATAAGGTCTGGGCGGTCGAGGGCTTTTTCAAGTTCCTCGACGCTTTGGAATTCGCCTTTAAGCAAGAGGTCTTCGACTCGCGAGAGCTTGTCCACCTCGGCGAAGCGGGACTGCTGGCGGGCGTTGCCGAGGAACCGCAGCATCTCCTCTTTGGTAAGATCGGTCTGGAGCTTACTGGAGCCGCTCTGGATGCCTTGGGTGAGGTCTTCCTCCCACTTTTGGGGATCGAGGATGATTGCGGATTCGATGTTGGCGTTGCGCTCGGCTTTGGATTTTTTTATGGTTTCAAGTTCGACATCGAACCGGAAACGCTCGGCAGTTTTTGGTGCGAGGGTTCCGTTTTTTTCAAATCGGGAGATGATGCCGAGAGCGCCCTCGATGTTGTCGGCGGCGAGTTCGCGCTTGTAGCCGATTTCGGCGTCAAGTTGGTATCCGTCAAGTTGGCGCTTGCGAAATTGGGAATCGATTTCGACTCCCGTCAGAGTAGACCACCGCTCAAGGTAGGGATTAAATTTCTCGGCGGCGTTGTTGCTGAATTTGATATCCGCAAGTTTGCGGCGAGCTTCCTCTTGATTTCTGCCCCAGTTTTCCTGCCATTTTTCGGGCGGCAAAGATTGCTGCTCTGCCAGTTGCTTCTGCTTGAACTCAGCCAAAACAGTCTCTCCTCGGGTGAGGTCTGCATCGTCTTTAGCCTCGGCGAATTTCTCCCCCCACTTCATGGCGACATCGCCAAGTCCGCCGATGGAGTCGGCGAATTTGGCCATGGCGCGGGCTTCCTGCGAGAAGGCGTCGAGTTCAAGAGTCTGCGTGAGCATCGACTGCGCGGCGTTTCGCATGGAGCCGGGGTCCGCCATGGCGGCGCGGCCAAGTTGGGCGGCTTGCGGGGCGAGGATGCCGGTCGAGGGTCCGAGGGCTTGTGGCCCAGCGTTTGGGATGTCGGCGAGTCGGATGGCGGGCATTTAATTTATGGCTCCCTGTTTTGACCCCTTGTAGCCGTAGTAACTCATTCCGGTGTTGGCCATGCTGCCGATGCCGCTGGCGAGTGCGGTGTAGCCACCCATCGCGGTGGCGCGGGCGGTGGCGTTGCCTGCCATCTGTTCGATGGCGGCTTGCCGCATCGCGATCCGGTAGCCTGCCCCGGCAGCTTTTTCGGTGAACTGCGCATCTTGGAAACTGATCTCGGCGGCTTTTTTGTTCATCGCCGAGGCGAAGAGGTCGGAGGACAAATTGAAGTCGCCGACGAGTTCGTTCATCCCGGCCTCGTAGCGTTTCTTTTCCGAGGAGAGATTGGCGAGGAGCTTGGCGTCGGCGACCTGCATTTCGTAGAGGTTGGCGGTATCAGCCAAAACTGCAAGGGGAGAACCTTCGGTGGTCACTCCCGCCTTGGCGTATTGGGATCGCTGGAGTCCAAGGATGCGGGCTTTCTCGGCGCGGATGCGGTCGGCCTGCTCGCGGGCTTGGCGATCCTCTCCATCGGCTTGGGCGCGGAGTTGCTGGGATTGCTGTTGAACAAGAACATTGTTCATGTTCGCCTGGTCGGCCTGCGACTGCGCGTTGAACATGGCCATCTGCGAATTGAACTGCTCGGCCTGCGCGGCCCGCTCCGCTGCCATGCGCTGCCATGCGGCGTTCTGCTCGTTCTGGATGCGGTTGTATTCGGCAATGGCGGCTTGCGACCTGCTTTGCTCGCTGGCGGAATACATGGCCACGCCGGTCGAGGCGGCGGTGGCGAGAACGGATACCGCTGCCATTGCTATTAGTCCACCATCAGCACCCATTTTGCGGTTCCTCCTGTAGTGAGTTCATTAGAAAAACTTGGTCGCGGTTGCATTCGCGGAATCCCTGTCGCTCCAACACGCGGGCAATGCCAGAATAGGTGAAGACCGCCATGGTGTGGTAGCCGAGTTCGCGGGCCATTTTGCGAAGGCAGGCGATGGAATGTTTGAAAGCGAGTAGGGCGGTTTTCAAGGAAAGGCCGGGGGCGCTCACGGCGTGTTCGGCCATGCACATCCCACAGGAATTATCCATGTGCAGAAAGAGGGCGCTGACCGGCTTGCCGTCGATCTCGCAGACGACTCCGCATTTCGGGAGCATCGGCTCCGGGCGGCGGTGCTTGCCGTGGGCGTGCCACCACTCCGAGAGCATCTCGTAGTCGGTCGGTTCGTAGTGGCGGATGTGAATGTCACTCATTGCCGTAGGCGTCCCACTTGGGAAGGATCGAGATGATGCACATGGGATAGGGTTCGGTTTGCCGGACATCGACATCGGCGTCGATGCCGAACGCTCCGCCGAGGATGATCTTTTGGTCGCCCGTGGTGGTCGTCGGGGCGAGAGCATACCATGTTCCATTATTTGTGCGAACTTCGCCGCCGCGACTCTTGAGTGTGCGGACGACGACTTGGTGGATGCGCTTCTTGCGCGACTGCGCGGTGCCGTCTTCAAAGTCGGCGTCGAGCTTCATCGGGCGGAGCGTGGAGGTGTAGGGCAGGCCGAGGTAACCGGCGGCGGCGGCAGGGACGGTGATCGCTCCGCTAGCAACCGTGCGGGTCACGGGGGATTGGCCGTCTTGCATGACGGTGACGGTTTTCCCATTGAGATGCGCGAGGCCGGAGATCGTGCGGTTGGCTGCGCCGGTGGCAAAAGCGACATGGCCATCAAGGTAGCGGTAGTTTGCCAAGGATTCGTTGTCGAATTGGGTTCTCCAAAGGAGCGGGAACCGCTCGATGGTTCGGTATTCCTCCCCGGACACGGTGCGCTTCACGGCGATCCAGACTTCGTCCTCGGTGCCGTTCCCGTAGATGGTCGCCACGGACTCGACATCGGCATTGTCGGCGATGGTGTGCCGGTGCCACCCCACGACCTTTTGATCGCGCTCGTAGGTCATGGCAATGAGCGTGCCGTCTCCCCGGGCGCACCACAGCACGGCATCGGGTTGTTGCTGATAGGCAATCTCGGCGATTTCTCCATCGGTGATGTGTTCGGCCAACAGGGTCAAATCCGGCGCGACCCATCCGTCCTTGTTGAGTTCGTAGACGAGTTCACGCACCTTGCGTCCGTTGCGCTGAATGAAAAGTAGGACATCGTTGACGATGACCGCCCGCATATATTTCGAGCCGTAGGAGGATTGGCGTTTGGCCTCCAAGTTGGTTGCGGAAATCGCGGACCCGACATCGGCGGCGCTCACCGTCCACTCATCGCCGGTTGTTCCGATGAGCAGGCTATTTTGCTGCGAGTGCATCCAAGTGATCCGGTTTCCCTCCGAGGCGGCGAGAGTGATTTTGACCGAGTCACTCGCCGTTGCTCCGATTTTGAAACTCTCAAAGTTGTCGATTTCGCTGCCCCATAGAGTGGAAGGTTCGCGAGTCGTGCCTGCCCACCAGATGCGTTGTTCGTGCATGGCCACGGTGCGCGGGTAGTTGCCCGAGTAAAACGCCGGGAGCGACCAGAGCTTGGTGTTCGCTTGAAGGTTGTGCCGGTTGTTGCCGAGGTAGGAATCCACGCGGATGAGTGCCTGTGATCCGCTTAAAACATCCAAGATCGTGGCAAACCCTCCCGAGACGGATTTGCGTGGTTGGATGCGGGCCATCGGAACCCCGGGCGTGTTGGTGCTGGCGAGCCAGTTGATCACGCGGATCACAAAGGTCGCCTGCTTGAGTTGGTTTCCAGCGTAGAGGATATTGGAGTCGCCGCCATTGTTGGTGTCGCGGGTGAATTCCGCGACGACCTCGGCCTTGGTGAGATTGATCGGGTAGATTTCCAGCGTGCCGGTGTTCGTGGCATCGGCGGTTGTGTAGGTGTAGGTGTGGGTTCCTGTGACCGTGATATTGGCTTCCCGGGTGTAATACGGGGTCGAGGTGATCGAGGGTTCCCCTCCCACACAAATGGCATCTCCGTTGCTCCAGCCGTGGTTCGGATGGTAGACGCTGACGGTGGTTCCGGAGCGAGTGGCGGTGGCTCCGATCCGGCCATTGGTGGTAGTGTCAATCCGCAAGACTTGGATCGCGGCGGACCATTTTCCATTCGTGATCAAATCCCATTCGCCTTCGATTTCGGTTTCATCCGAAACATTGTCGGAGGTGATGGGAACATTGATGTCGGCGGAAGCGCCAATCACCGTGACTCCGGAGGAGCCGAAGCCGGTGAAAGAGGTCGGCCACTTGAGTTCCATTTGCTGGCCCTCCAAGTCCGAAGTGAAAACCGAGGGACCGCTCAAGATGTGCCGACCCATCCGGTTGAGCGGGAGCGGTAGGGAACTAAACCGGCCTGCGGTGACATCCGCTCCGAAATTTGTTCCCGCGATGTGCGTCGAGAGGGCTTTGTAGCGGAAAAGATTGCTATTGGCTTGCGCCGCCCAATTCGTGGCGCTGAAGGTCGCCGGGGAGGTGTGGTTCGCGGTGGCCTTGTAGGCGATGCTTCCATTCTCCACGATGTCGCCGGTCACATACGCGGTGTTGGCCACCCACGCCGGTGGCTGCACCCAATCGTCCTTGGTGTAGGTCGTTCCCGCCGTCCAGCGCGGAATCGCCGTGCTGCCTTGGGTGACATTGATCGTGCTGTTTGTGGCGTTTTGATCCTGCAACGGCGGGTAGTCCCACACGATGGATTCAAAAGTCCAGTTGCTGTCCGCCACGCGGGTGAGCTTGGACGGAGGGTGATCCCCGTGGGCGAAATACATGATGTCGTTGATCTGGGCGAACTGGAGTTCGCGCAGGGACGACGCGGTGTAGGGCGTGACGACTTCGTGAACCGATTGTTGCCGCCAGAGGTTGGAGGCGAGATCGGTGGCAAATGTGCCAGCGGTGTGGTCGGCTAGGCAGTAGTAGAACTGCGCCGTCTGGCTTGTGGTGCCGGTTCGGACAAAGGTGCCTTTTTTGTAGATGACCCCGGTGGCCCATGAGGCCGGGGCGGCGGTTTGCACCGGAGCGCCTGTGGCGGGATTCCAAAACCTCATGTAGCCAACCCCGACCTCAATGACAAAGCGGGTCGTGACGCTATAATTGAATCCAATCAACCGCACTTGCGAATCGGTGGTCGGAAGGGCAGTCGCGCCGAGGAATTGCGTTCCAGGGCGGCGGATCACGCCACCGTAGGGCAGGATTTGGAAGTTCTCCAGCGTGCGGCAGGCGCTGCGGTATTTCTCCAAGCTCGTCCGGGCGTCGATGAAGGGACTCACTTCACCGGCATTGAACGAAGGATAGAAATCGAACTTCGGCATTACTTATTCAAATCGCGGAGGATTTTGATGAGGGTGGCAATGCCGACCGCAAGGCCCACCGCCACGGACGCGAGGCGCATCCACGCTTCCAAGTGAGGAAGCATGGAATACACCGCCGCGCCGATGGAGGTGGCGCTGCCGACGAGGCCGGTGGCGATGGTCTTGAGTTGGTCGCCGTTCATTAGCTATTGGCTTGGGCAAGAAGATTGCCGAGGATTTCCGTAGTCGTGCATTGGCCGAGTCGAGTTGTATTGAGCGCATCGGTTTTCGCTTTGATGGCGGTGATATCGGTGGTCGGGATATTGGCCGGGGTGGATCGGGTGCTAATCGCGACATCCACACGGGCCAACTCGACCGAAAGCTCGGAACGCACGGCTGATGCCACAGTGCTAGCGGACGGCGCAGTGACTCCGGCGATGGCGGCTTCGAGGAGGCTTTGGTCGGCAGGGTCGCTGGGGAGATTGTCGGTCTTGGCCTGGATGGCAGAGATCGCGGCGGTGGGGATGTCGGCGGTGGTCAGTGTCGAGAAGGGGATTTCGGCGGTGCCGCTCCAGTTGATCTGGCCGGTGCCGACGGTGGCTCCGCCGGAGACGAAGACGAGTTGGTAGGTGCCTGCGCTGCCGGTCATGTTGCCGGTGTAGAAGCCGGAGCTGCCGACTTCGGAGAGGCTGATGGCGGAGCCACTGGCGGCTCCGGCGGTGTAGGCTTGGGCGGTGACGGTGAGCCCGGTTGAGAGTGCGATGTTGAGTTCGTTGGCCATGGATGGGTGTGGTTAGGAGTTGAGGGCGGTCAGGGCTTCGGCGAGGACTTGATCGAAGGGGTGGGGGGCGGCGGGCCAGTCGGGGCGGGCGTCGTCGGGATTTGCGGCGGCGGCGAGTGTGAGGGTGTCGAGCCACACGCGGACGGCGGAGAGCTTGGGGGAGGATTTGCCGGTGGCGCGGAGCTTGCCTTCGAGGTCGAGGCAGGTGAGGAGGCGGAGGGGGCTGTAGCCGGAGGCGGCGAGGTGGTCTTCGGCGGTGATGGCGGGTGGCGTGGGGATAGTCCACTGGCCTGCGTTCCAGACGGCGTTCTCGGAGGGTTTGGCGGGGGCGGGAAGCCACTCGGCGCGCTTGGGGTTGTTGTTCGCGGCCCACTCGGCGAGGAGGCTTTGCGGGAAATCGCGGAGGTCGGCTGGGTCGTGGATGTTGTAATAGTTAGGCATAGACTCTTGGGTGGTTGGCGACGGTTGCGCCGTTGTTGTTTGTGATGGTCAATCCGCCTTTTTGGTCGATGAGGTCGCGGACGAGGGGCGCGTAAAAAACGAGGCTCTGCGGGCGCACCTTGTCGCAGGTCATGCCGCGAGCGAGGGAGGCTACTTCTGCGGCGGTTAGGGCTGCGTTCCAGATGCCGACTTCGGCAAGTTTTCCGTCAAAAAACAAACCACCGACCCCACTATTTAACCGACGGCCTATGTCAATTGCATTTACGCCACTTGGAGCGATTAAGCTGGTGCTGGTTGCGCTGCTCCCGCCATTAAGGAAGACAGTTCTGGAGCTGTTTGATGCAAACACTCCACAGGCGTGCTGCATCACGCTTGAAAAGTATCCCGTTGTTGTATCTGCTGCACCTTCCAACCCGCCTTGAATGCAAGCTGCTCGCACAGGATCGCCAGCGAAAGTGCCTAAAATTACTAACGCAAAACGGTTGAGGGCGGTTCCGTCATGTATTTGCAAAAGAATGCCATTGGTAGTAATGCTGTCGGGGTTAAACCAGCAAGCCAATGTAAGCGGAACCGATGTGACGGGCGTTGATGCGACGGTTAAATGCTGGTCTGTGCCGTTAAAATTGTAAGCCATATTACGCTGCGCTCCTTACTTCGACGGCGATCAGCTCGGCATCGCCGGTCATTGTGTCGTTGGTGGCATCGTCCGCGTTGCGGAAGACTCTTATGCGGAAAGTGTCGCCTGCGGTGAGGCCGTCGATGGCGGTAACGGTGATCGATGTGAGGGTGGCGACGCCGCTAGTGCCGTTTGCGGCTCCGGTGGCCTCGGTGGCGGTGTCGAAGGAGTCGGTGTCGAGGTCGGTAGTGCAGCGCTCGATTTGCACGCCCCAGCGGCAATTCCCAGAGGTGGCGGAGGTAGCCATCCAGGCGAGGCGGATTTGCAGGCCGGAGGCGAGGTTGGCATTTTCGGGGATGACGCCGGAGAAAATGGCGGATTCGTCCACGGCGGCGTCGAAATCGAGGACGGCGATGGAGTTTCGCGTGTCGAGAGTGGCGAAGGCCGTGGCGGGGGGCTGGTTCTCGCGGGGGGTGAAGCGGGCGAGGGTTTTGCTGGCGAGATAGTTGTTGATTGTGTAGTTCTGCGTGCCAGTATCGGCGTTGATCGTGGTGCCGGAAATCGAGAGCGCAGTGCCGAGGGTGAGGTGGGTGAGCTTGCTTTCGCTTTCGTCCCAGAAGAGCAGACGGTCGGCTCCGGGGTCGTCGGCGGTGATCTCGCCGGAGGCGATGGAGAGGACATCGGCGGCGCTGGTTCCGATGGTGGTCTGCGCGGAGGCGTTCAGCGTGCCGCCGGTGAGCGAGAGGCCGGTGCCGAGGGAGATTTCTTCGGCGGGGCCGGTGCCAGAGGCGGAGCGCCCGAGGAGTCGGTTGGTGGCGAGGATGGGTTTGCCGGAGCTGGTTGCGATCATGGTTTAGCTGTAGGAAAGTGAGGTTCTGGTTGACCACGCGCCGGTGGCGGATTGGGTGGCCGTGACCGACCCATCGGCATCGGTGGTGATGCGGGTGATCGACCAGCCGGTGGAGGATTCGGCGGTGCCGGTGGGGGCGGTGCCGTAGTAGTGGTAGGGTTCTGCCCAAGCGGCGCGGGCGATGGTGGAACCGCCCTCGGTGAGGGGGACGGGGGACCATGCCTCGCCGTCGAAGACGAGGATGTCGCCCATCTCCGCCCCCTCGCCAGAGAGGCGAGAGGCCGGGATGGTGACTGGCATGACCTGCCAACGCGCTCCCGTCCACTTCCACTTCCGATTGCCGGAAGTGAAGGTGTCGTTGACTGACGGGGTGGCTGGAAACGCGAGGGCGGACATGGTTTTTTACTGCTTGTCGATTTCGACCCACGCTCCGTTGTAGGAGAGGTATTCGGTCATGTCGGTGGGGTCGATCCAGCGGAGACCAGCGGTGTGGCTGGGGGCCGTGGTGCTGACGACATCTTTGATTTGCTTGCCGCTTTCGAGGGCGGAGATGTTCGACTGCGCGGTGGAGAGGCCACCTTCCAAGGAGGAGGCGCGGCCTTCCAGCGAATCGATATCCCCTTCGGCGCTAGTCACCCGACCGGCCAAAGTGCTGGCGGCGGATTCGGCGGCGTCGAGGTCGCTCTGGAGCGTGTTGATTTCGCTCTCGGCGGTGTCGAGGCGGGTGTCGAGGCCGGAAATGTCCGAGGCCAAATCGGCATCGGCGGCTTCCAGCGAGGAAACGGCATTGGCGAGGTTCGTGGAGGCGGCACCAGCGAGGCTGGAAATGGCTCCGTTGAGGTTGGAATCCGCAGCTTGGAAAGCGGTGACGATTTCCGAGAGCGAATCGAGGGCGGTGCCATCGACATTGGAAAGGACATCGTCCACGCGAACGCCGAGAGCGGTGATGTTGCTCTGGGCGGTGGAGAGGCCGGATTGGAGAGAATCAATTTCTCCCTCGGCGGTGCCGACCCGGCTGGTGAGGCTCGACGCTGCCGACTCGATGGCGGTGATGTCGCTCTCAATCGCGCCTGCGCGGGATTCCAAAGCGGTGACGGCTGGGGCCGAGGCCACGCGGGCGTTGGTGTAGTAGAGGTTGTTGGAACCTTCGACAACCGCATCGGTTGTGCGAGGGACGAGTTTCCAAGCGGCACCGTTGTATTTCCACGAACGGGAACCGACGGTGTGGATGTCATTCAGCGCGGGGCTGGATGGGAAGGAGATAGCTGCCATGGTGGTAGTGTTTTCTAGTTGTTGGTTGGTTTTTCGACCCACGCGCCTGCGAACCATTCGTAGGTCGTGAGATCAAAAGGAGTGGTCCATCGCTGCCCGGTGTAAGGGTAGGCGGGCGGCGTTTCGGAAAAGGTCGCGGGGAGGTCGGTGGCTTGCTGGTAGGTGCTGCCATTCCAAAGCCAGAGAGTGCCACTATCCTGCGCGAGGTAGATGCGGGCCTCTTTGCCGGTTTCTGGAAAATCGGCCCGGGAGGGGTAGATGACGAGTTGCTTGATGCTGTCATCGGGCAGGACAATCGTGAACTGGGAGAGGTCCAGTTGCTGGGTGATGTTCGATTCGGTGATCGTCGTCATGCGTAGGTGGCGGTCTCCCGGTTGATCCACGCGACATTGGTCGCTTGGGCGGTGGCAGTGACGGCTCCGGCGGCGGAGAGCGCGGAGCGGGTGATGATCCACTTGGCCACGGCGGCAGCGGAGCCGGTGGCGGGGATGTCAGAATTGAGCAGCAGGCCGTAGTAGGAAAAGGTGTTTGCGGTGTTGAGCGCAAAGGCGTGGATGTAGTTATCCGGATCGCGCTGGGTGGTGGGCGAGTAGAGACCAAGGGCAACGACGACGATTTTCGCGCCGTTCGGGATCGCGGTCGTGAAGGTGATCGTGCCGCTGCCTTGATTGACGAGGTAGTCGGTGGTGGGTTCCTGCACGACACCGTTGATCGAGACGATAACATGGTTCGGGTCGCTCGATTTGAGGCCGGAAACCGAAAAAGTGCGGAGAACCCCGTTGCCGGTCAGCGTTGTTTTCGCCGAGGAGAGAAGCGAGGACTGCTGGAGGGTGAGGTTTAGGGTCTGGTTCGGGGCGGTGCCGGTGATTGTGGCCGCAGCGGTCGGGCCAGCGGTGACCGTGCCGACCGAGAGGGTGTTGGCTGGACCGACCGGCCCTTGCGGGAGTCCGAAATTCAAGACCGCCGTGTCGTATTGGCCGGTGTTGGTGACGGTGGGGGTCGTTCCGCTGGGGAGTGCGGTGACCGTCCCGACTTGGACTTGGAGCGATGGGTAGCTGATCCCGCCTGCGGGACCGCCGCCGGTCGCCTTGGATGCCTCGATGCCATCACCTCCATTGCGGGAGGAGACGAGTTTGCTCGACATCCACGCGGGCTTGATCCGGCCCTTGCGCTCGGTGGAATCCCGGCGCATGGCGGGATTTTTGGCCAGCACCTCGGTTTCCTTCGCGAGCAGCGCGGCCTTGTTCGCATCGCCGGTCAGCGGGACCGCAAGCTTGGAGGCGAGGTTGGCCGTGAGGAGGTCGATATAAAGGGAATCGAAGGCCGTGACATCCGTTACCTTGCGGACATATTCCAGCGTGATGGCGGACCCGAGCCAGATATCCCAATCGGTCGTCCACCCGGAAGTGACGCCGGGTTGCTTGGTCGAACCGGCAACCAGGCAGCGGTAAACCGCGCCGTTGTTGGAAACCGCATTGCCGACCTCGTAGACACGATCCACGACCCATGCGGGCGAACCGGAATCGGCATTGGTGAGGACAAAGTTCCCAGACACCTCCCACGACGAGTCGCCGGTCGAGTAGTCGTAATCATTGACCCGGAACACGCGCAGGCAGTCGGCGGGGATCGCGTAGCGGTAAGCCCACTTGTATTCCGGGCGCGGGAGGGATTCGATGACCGTGGTGGACTTCATCGCCCATGTCCATGATCCGGCGAGGAGGAGCGCATCGCGCACCTGTGGGTAGAGGGACTTGGCGAGGAGCATCGCCTGCGAGGAGGGTCCGAACTGCTCGGCGGTTCCTACACGCAGGATCGCTTGGCGGCAAAGCTCGTCCTCGGTGAGCGTGGTCGATGGGCGGTCCTTGGCGGTCGCGAGGATCAGCGCCTTGACGACCGGGCGCTGCATATTGGCCGAGAAAACCTCGGCCATTTGAGCGAAAAGGTCTTTCGAGCCGGTGAGCGGCATCGCGAGGTTCGTGGCCAGCTTCGCGGAAAGGATTTCGACAAAAACCGCAGGGAACTTCGCGGCGTCGGTGACATGGGCGATGTATTCGATCTGCGCGGGTGCGGCGAGGTCGGTGTGGATGAATCCATCCACGATTTCCCACTTGGAGAAGTTCTCGTCCTCATCGATCCCGTTGAGGCGGATCAGTCGGAGAAAGTCGGAGGGAACGGCGAACCGGCGGGCGTAGCCAAAGGCTGGAGAAGTGGCGTCAGCGGTCAGCGAGGCGAGTTTCCGGCAGAACTGCCAATCGAACTCCGTTTGGAGTTCCTCCAAAGTCTGCGCGTAGAACAGAGAACAATACTGCGCCTGTGCGGTCGCGTCCGAGAGCGAGGTGATGCGGGCGTCACCGAGTCGGGCGAGAGCGAGGTTGCAGATTTGGATGTCTGTCATTGAGGCGCGTTAGAAAATGGAAAAGGGGGGAAGGCAGACTTTTCCCGGTCTGCCAGCGGGTTTTGGTTAGGCTTCGTCGCAGGCGATCTCGACGACCTTCTTCTCTTCCATGCGAACAGCAGCGAGGCTGGCCACGGAACGGATTTG